AATCTTCAAAATTAGGTTCATCACTACCTTCAATACCCCAATTTACTTGGTAACTCTTATCAGGTTCTGAATAAACAATACAAGAATCAAATTCAGTATTCCATAATGTAGGACAACCTGACATACCTTGATCACTAGTTGAAAATCCACCCTTATCATAAGGAGATTTAGCTTCAGTCATCAATGATTTCTTGACTTTAGATTCTGCTAAGATTGCTTTTTGAGCATTTAATGCTTTTGTAATTTTTGACATATTAACCTTTAAATAAATTTGATGTTAGTATCTTTTCAAATCTTGATTCACTAGATCCACCATTGTGTGTTAAAAATGTATCAAGAGTAGATGTGATTGTCTTAGCATCAATCATAGTACCTGAATTTGCTATATTTTGACTGCAACTCCATATACTACCGCATAATGCATCAGTTAAGTCCTTAGAACCAATAGAAGGGTGATCAAATTTATCATCATGTTCTTCTAGTTCTTTAATCTCTTTAACTAATTTCTCAATATTTGGAGCATGCATTCTAGCTTCTAACATACAATTACGTAAGTAATAATATGGATCTTTAGTTCTATCAACTGATATTAAGGCAGTTTTAATACCTTTCAGTGTAAGATCTTGTCTTAGATTGCTAGATTGGAATCCGTCAGTACTAACTGTGTGAATAGGATAACCTAATCGTTTGGCAGATAATATGAATTCCTTAATTTTCCATATAGCTACTTCTTGTCCTGGAATAGCTCTAATTTCCATTATCCATTCAGTTACGAATACAGGCTCTCTATTAATAATAGTCTTGCCTGTTAATGGATCAAATTTAGATGAATCAGTATAACCATCTAAGTAAGAACATGCCATACCAGTACTATCGTATTTTAAACCTAAGTCAATGTGAATAAATCTAGGCTTATTTGATAAGAAAGTTAATAATGGTATATCAATAAATTGTTCAAGAGTTTGATTAGGATCAAAGAAGTCTAATATAATAACTGGTTTAGTTACAATATTAATTCTATCAAATACTTTATTAATAATCTCATTAGAAGATAAGAAGGAGAATGTACTATAAGTACTTACACCAGCTAAATCTCGTAAAGATTTAATAATATTGACTTCGAATTGCTGTCTATGTTCTACAGGAACATCAACAAATCTTCCTGGATTTAGTGTGGTTAATAATTCTTTAGATTCCTCAGTAATAATAAATGGGTCTCTATTTTCATCACCAGCATATACTTGAAACATCTCTCCAGAGTATCCACCAAGGTGCCATTTAGCAGCCCAGTGAGTATAAGCAAATAAAATGTAATCTTCTACATTTTTCTTACGTTTCTCTTCAATTCTAACTTCAATAAAGGATTTACTGCCTTTATTAGAAGAGTCTAGAATTAAGTGTCCTAATATTTGCTTACCTTTACCACCAAATCGAGAATCTCGACGAGTTGCAATAGTGTCAAAGTTATCTTGAGCTTGATCTCCTACTACAGTCATATCATTGACCTCAGAGAACAATGCTCCAATAGTAGCTTGACCTAACATATCTCTACCACGAGAACCCATAGTAATATCAACGTTTTTAATAAATAACGTGCGACTATGCTTCTGTGTAGACAATTTTGATTTAAAATAAGGACTAGCTTCAATCCATTCAATAATCTGTCCATATAGTACAGAACCAGCTAGACCTTTAGTTGCATTCATTAATGCAAATGATATAATTGTTGAGTCAATTAAATTATAGAATTCATGAGGATTCTTTAATGATAATACTCTACAAGCATCATATAAAGTGATAAGTAATGCTGCTGTTGATTTACCTAAACCAATAGCACCACTCAGTACAACTTCATCATAAGGAGAATAATAAGGAGTAGGATACAATTTCTTCATTGCATCCATCCATATAGGATATAATGAATCACCCAATGTTTTACCTAAGTAATATGGGTCCATAATAAATTGTTCAACTGTAGGTACTTTCTCTTCATACCCACTAAGTGATGCTAAATGATGCATCACATCCAATTTATTAGATTCATTTATCATGTCAGTGGGTAAATTATGACTTATAATTTCTGACATATTTTATACTCCAAACTATTTGTTAATACCGTCTCTTCCTACTTGATTTAGTAGTTTAAGAGCTAAGCTCTCAATTTCTTTACTCTTATCAGATATTTTTGCATTAGGATCATTAGCTTCTTGGCTAAGAATCATAATCTTAGTTTCAATATCATTCCAGTTGACAGACTTAACTGCAGCTTGAATATATGAACTAGCTAATGTAGTAGCCTGAGTAGCTAATTGATACCTCTGTATTTGTTCTGATGCAGTTAAGTGCTCAATAATTTCAGGATCAAATATATGCTCTTCTAACTTGTCAATTACTGCTGCTAATTTAGATATTCTCTTAGCTTCTCGTTGAGCAAGTTGTAATAGTAATAATGATAGGCTTACTTCTTGAGCTTTCAGACTAACTATATCAGTCTGATTTAATTGCTCAAGGTTTTCAGATACCTTGAGTTCAGTATTAGTATTTTCAAGCATGATGTTATTCTCTTAATTCTTATTGCCCTGATAGGTAGGTGCAATAACTGTTGGGTTAGCTTTAATAATAGCTATATTAGTTTCATTTTGGTGAACTATTTTGCTTAATTCTCTAACAGAATCAGCAAATTGATTAAATTGGTACATTAATAATGCTTCAATAATTCCCACTAGGAACACTGCAGACCATATAGCTCCTTTACCTTTATTAATCAATTCATTTCCTGACTTCTCCATAGCTCCTAACTTTGCTTTATATTCTTCAAATTCTATTTTGTGAATAGAGAGTTCGGATTCTATGCTAAGTGCTGTAGCACTTACTTTTTCTAATGAGTCTAGGATACGAAGCATGATCATAAGGTGGGCACGTTTAGTGCCATCTTGTTCTGCTTCAATAAGTTCGAGAATAGATTCTCTGTGATTCGGAGATATACGTTCTGACATAAATTGAGATGTCCTAGATATAGTTATATTATTAGTATTCTTTTGTATGATATTGCCACCTAAAATACATTAAATAAACTTATAAATATACAAGGGGAACGTTAGGCTGAAACAACAAAACTTACTTTTTACGGCTTGTGGAATTGGGAAGGGTAAAACGAATTTGCAGACGTCTGCCGAGCTCTTAGCAGAGTTTTTAGAGGTTATTTTAAATCTGATTAAACAACCTCATATAGTTTCGTCTAAGAGCGTCTAGAGAAGCTATATGAGAATTGGTTAATTATATTTTGATAAGAATGATACTAGATCATTATAATTTGATTGGAATTCAGATGATAATTGTAATGCTTTAATTGCTAATTCCTTATTGGATTTATTAGCATGTTCTTTGGAATTAATTAGTCTACATAATATTTCAAATGCTCGTTCTTCAATAAGCTTAGCAGGTGATAATACTTTATCAAATACAGCAGTATTATAAATACTAAGTTCTACTGGAGGAACTACTACTAGCATCATCGATTTTAATCCAGTAATATCTAAGTCACATTTTATGCCTATACTTTCATCTATAGACCATAATCCTAGTAACCAAGAATTATCACTAATAGTAGTAGTGGCTATGATATAAGAAGATGTAGTAGGCTTGACAAATACTACTTCTCCTCTACTCTCCTTAATCATAGCAAATTTCCAAGTACCTAAACTATCATATTTAGTAGTCTCAGGTACTTCAGCATTAAGAAATCTACTTAATGGATCACTCAGGTTTATTTTCATTGTTCTTCTTTAATAAATCTCTTAATTTGTCTAATGAACTTTGTGTATCTACTGTATCAACGTTAAGAGAAGACTTTAGGTCTTCTAATCGTTTACTAGTGCCAGTAGCTATACATTCCTTAATTTCATTAATAGTACTAGAACCTACACCTTTAATATTATTCAGGAATCTTAAATCATTAGGGAAATCTTCAGGTAATACTGCAGAGATATTAGTGGCTGCATTATTAAAAATAGTTGCTTTGTGAGTCTCATCTTTCTTGAAGTACAATTCACCTAGACTACGTAAGTGATTAATAATAATTTGTGTTTTCATAATTCTCTCTTCTATAATTTAACAACAGTACCATTACATAATACATTAAGATAGTAGTAAGGTATGTGTTGAGGATGTTTTCTATATTCATAACCACATATTACACATATACAATCTCCTGATGCTCTTCTAAAGTCTTCATCAGGATGTGCTATTTTACCAGACTTCTGTATATTCTTACACATTTCTTCTTGGTAAGATATCATATAATATTTCCATTTCTGTAACTATGGTGTAAGTTATTCTGATTTTCAGTAGCTCTAAAAGCTAGAATTTGTTCTTTAGTATATTCTCTAATTTGGTGATATTCATTAACATATGGGAATGTAAGTACATATCCTGGTCTAGGTAATATATTTACTGGGAATGTATCCTTAAGTATGACTGACATCTGTCCATCCTTTATCATGATTTAGATTAGAATCAATAACAATTTGTTCAATATGATAATCAATCACTTCTTCAAATCCACTCAGAGATTCTGTGAATGATGATAGTACTAAATCTACATCATTATGATTACCACTATACATTCTCTTATTATAGAAGAATTCTTTATGGAATTCTGATGCATCTTTAGGATTCTTACTTCGTACCCATCCTTCATATTGACCTACAGGAGCTGAGATAGCAGTACGTACTCTGACATGTATCTCCATATAATTTTCTACTGTAATAGGCTTGTAGAAGTTATTATCCTGTTCTAATTTATATCTGATAGCTCCTAGAGATTCAGAGAAGTATTTTAAATATTCAATAATATCTTCTTCAGTCTCAAATCCTCTATGACCTAATACAAAATATCTAGTAATCATATGATCAACTGATTCAGAATCTTTATTCTCTAATACTATATTTGTAATTTTCCAACCTGATATATTACCTGTAATTTCACCATTAGGTATAGTAATATGTGCATGATAACGAGTTACTTCCATTCTAACTTATCCTTAATTTAACATTTAAATCCAACATTATTACAAGGTTTAGAGATTATTTAGCGTTTGTTACAGCAACAAACTCCCGATGGAAAACCCTTACGACG